GTCTTCAGCACGTGTGCCTAATGCGGTGTCTAAGTAAGTACTACGGATGATAGTATCAATACTGTTTTCACTGACTATCGGATTGCCATCTTCGTCATAGTCAATATTGTCGTAATCGCCACTGTCAAATGGTGTACCTAAAGTAGTACTAATATAATCTACTTGTATTGGATATACTGTAGCCCAAGTACTACCAATTTTAACATTGCCATTCCTTAGGCTAGCGGCTGCGACGTTACCAACGATAAAGTCTGATGATGAACTAATAGTACCTTGTATCTTAACACTGGACCAAACTCTTGTTACTGTGATAGCGGCATCTGGCACAGCAGTTTCAACCGATACTATTCCACCTACTGTAGATGATATTGGTTTGATAGCAAGATTAGACCAATAAGATAATATTACATTTGCATTGGCAACAAATACATTACTAAACTGTGATACGTTGTCTATCTTAATTTGGTTTGTGGCGTTAAATGTGAACTCATCGTTTTTAAGGAAATATCCAGTCAGTGAACTAGTTATATTACCTTGTGTAACTCCATTTGACATGGTATTACCATATACTGTGACATTAGCATATATACCAGCACCTTGATATTGACTGATAGTTTGACCAATATTGGCTGTGATAACATTACTAAAGTTTAGGATAATATCTGCTTCTGGTTGAGTAATCACTTCACCAACAGCGGTACTTATAGCAGTATTGAATGTAATATTAGCACGGATCTCACCACTGAATCCTGGTTGCTGATTAAAATCTAATCCCTGTATTTTAACACCAGGATATTCTATGCCATAGATCAATTGATTTAGATCTTTGGCCGGCATCGTATTAGTTGGATCGTAGTAGGCCATGATACGATCATTTGCATTACTGAAATTATTTGCTGAATATTTGGTATAGTCACTAGTAACAAATGTTGAACTAGTTGTTATATTCGATATGACCCTATACCCTTGCCCATTGTAACTTACGATAGTATTGGCAGAGAAGAAAGTATTAGCGGCCCATTGATCAACAGTGGTGCCATATGAGATACGATCAAATTTTAGTGTGGTATCAAATGTTCTCAGTTGATTATTACGCAAGACAGCATAAGCAGTTGCTTCTGTATCAGCACTGCCATTTATGGTCACTGTTGGTGTTAGATAATATCCATTACCAGGAGTCACTACTGTGATGCTGGTTATAGTTCCAGTGTCCCCATCGATCTCTGCTGTGGCTGTAGCCTGTACATTTGCACCACCGCCGGTTATAGTTATAGTTGGTTCTACAACGTATCCGCTACCTGGATTTGTAATGATGATTTCGTCAACATAGAAATTCCTATTCTTATACCACTGTGTATAATCTTGATTGATTAATCCTCTATTAGATGTTAGATAACCAGTAGCCCACAGTTGTTGATCTTTTTCAATGAATGTACCATCTGGACTGCGGAATATTTTCGTATCAGTATCATAGTATGGTGCTAGATCAAAGTCAGTGACACTGCCTTCAAAATTATCGTTACCATCATAGTTGGTCAGATATTCACGTATCTTGGTTATGTAAGGTTTTACCTCATTGATATAATTTTCATAATAGGTGATATTATCTTTGATGTAGTTAGCTGGTTGTGTCAGCGCTCTAAGATTATGTGTTACGCTGACGAAACTAGTTTTAAATAGCCAATCAACATATTTTTGTTCACTGAGTAAATAGTTCATCATTACAAAGAACAAGTTATTGTATGTACCTTGTAGTTCATTAATGAAGATGTCGTTTTTTAATCCTTCTAATATGTAGCGTATTTCAATATTCGGACTCTGATCAAATCTACTAGAATCAAATCCTTGATTTCCAAGTCCGATACCATTGTCAGCGAAATTACTAAGGCTTGTTTTTAGCTGTATAGTACCATTCTCAATACCAACTACACTGAAACTACCATCACCTAATACTGTCAGCAGATTGAATCCGCCGCCTGTGCTGCTATTGACCTTTACCAAGACTTCATCACCTACTGCCACTGGTAATTTAAGAGCATCTGGTAGTGTTTCAACTACATATTCGATAACTTCATTACTACTAAATCCTTCAGCATACCAATCTACATATTCCCAATAGAGACTAGACTTATAACTCTGTACTCTAACGATATCCCAAGTGTCATCTGATTGTAGCTCATGTAAGGTCCAAAGATTATCTTGTTCTGTGTTTTGTTCTACTAGCACGCGATATCCAGCGGATAAAGATGCTGTATCGATATAGTCTAGATCAGCTTCAGTGGCAATAGCCAGATCATATTCACCTAATTTTAAACTAGGTTGTACTTCTTCTGCACTTAAAGTTGTTAGATCATATTGTCTGGCTATAGGTTTAGTAATCAATATATCATTGACATATTCGATTAGATCACTCATGGCTCTTAGGCGATCATTGAACATGCTCTGTCTTGGGCGGACGCTGATACCGTACTGATCTGCCAGGCTCAATCTTGGATCTGGTACTATGCGACCAAGTGTGTCAATACCTGACAGGCTGTCTATCATTTTACTGCTGATCTTTTCAGGTATAAGGCTGACTGGATTTGATTTCTGTATTAATTCATATTCACTGTGAATGACATTAGTATTTTTTAACATGTCATAATCTAGATGCAGGATTGTATTTTGTGCAGATAGATAGTTGCCTACATTATAAAGTATGATAGCATCTTTTTTGATAATAGCGGCATAGGCAATACCTTGTCCCTTAGGATCATTAATATAGTTAGCAACTGACTGTATAGGTAATGTACGTGTAGGATCATTTCCAGTTAAACTAGTCTTGTTAGTTACCCAGAAATAGTATGTGCTACCAATGATATTGGTGTTGGGATCAACACGGACTATCTCAACATATTGACTGTTATCTGCATATTTAGGACGACCATCGAATCCTGCTTCGATATATTGACTTGGTAACACCGACGATTCTACCCATTCACAAACTTCTATAATACTGCCAGGAAATAACCTACCCCAATTGATGCTGCGATATGTAAGACTGCCCTGTTCATAATCAATGAAACGCACTTGGCTGAGATTCCACCAAACTTGATTGACCTGTTCAGCGCCCCAATAATAATTACTATTAGCATTGGTGCCACGATTGTACACAGCTGGATCATATTCTGTTTTGTAAGTTATTTCCTGATCAGCTAGACCTAAAATCTTACCTTTAGCTGGATCTATAAATTCTAAATTAGTTAAAATTGTGTTGGTCTGATTGCTGTATAAGAAAATTCTGTTCACACTATCAACATCAACTTTATCCTCTTGATAACGTATGAGATTCCAACCGCGAGTCATAGCTGGATTAGCGAATATGTAAATGCTACCTGCATTATCTTTAGTTAATGGGTTACCGTCAATATCAATGGTATCATCACTAGGTGCGCTAACTATAATATTAGTTCCAATAATATCTATAGCAGCTCCAAATCTATCCCCGATATTAAGTTCATCATCGAGATTATCAGGATCTAAATTAGGGACTCGTAATTGTTGTGCAAAACTATAACGTCCTGGGGCTTCTACTTCATCGCGTGGATCATCATACAGTTCGTAAATGTAAACGCTACCACTGCCTGATACGCTGTCAAAGAATCTGGTGCTGTCTACATCTAGTGTGGTAGTAGCTATCGCTACATTTGATGTAGTTACCACGTCAAATCTAGCATAAGATCTAGTGGTACCACGTTCACTGCCAATAACCAACATATAGGCATTTTGTGCTAGTACAACCTTGTTGCCAAAATATTCACCAGGAGTATTATAAGGATTAACAATAATCTGCATGAATGCAAATATTTTCATGTCTAGAGCCGCATACACACCGGCGCTACCTAAGCTATTAGTGCCGGTCAACACACGCAATAGATTCTTAGCCACAGTCTTGTTAGTATTTAATCTTAGGGTATTATTTTCGTTTACTGCGCTTATGCCTAAGAGTTCAGCATCATTGATATCTTTGATTAGACTATCTAAGCTGGCCATCGGATAAGCAGTAGAAACAGTACCGCTATATCCACTGCTAGCGTTAGCATACAGAGTAACTACATTACCTGGACCGTAATTAAACACATTAGCAGTCAATTGCCCACTAAGTCTGATATTGCCACCTACTGTGATAAACTTAGATCCTACAACTGTGTTACTACTACTTGGAGTGGTATTTGCCAACACTACCACATTAGCATAATATCCACTGCCAAGATTTTGACTGATAATCTGACCAACGTTAGCAACTATATTACTGCTTAATGCCAAGATGTTGGCACTAACATATAATGATGCAATATTTGCAATAGTTGATGCTGTGTTGGCATCAAATGTCGTGGGCATCAAGCGACCTTGTACTGTGATTTCAAAGTTATCTAATCTTAAAGTATCACCAGGTGTAAATATTGGATTTACTGTGTAGCCATTGTTAGTACCATACAATCTGCCCCTGTTATGGAATTTCCACACAGCACCGGTATTATAATTGGTGCCGGCATTATAGTATGGTGCACCGACATAGATCGCACAGTTATTACTACAGATAGTTAGATCCGTGCCAAATGCCGCGTTAGCTTGTATGGCATCTGTGCCACCTTCGAGGCTGTCTACGCCTATCAGTTGTTCTAATAGATTGAACTGATTGGTTTCAATATAGATTGTCTTACCAAGTGCAGGAGGATTTATAAATCGTATGGTATTTGATCCTGGACCTCCTGGTATAGTATAATTAGTTACTTCTACATTATCTATTGTTACTCTGCGTACTGTAGTTTCAATCGTACCAGTCGTAGTATAATCTAGTAAGCCAGTAGATTCAAAGGCTTCTATAACTCTATCATAAACATATACAGCACCTGCTGCCTGTATCCATGAATTACCTACAAATACATTTGCACTAGGTGCACCTACACCAAGCTGAGCCCCATCAAGACTGCTGTCCATACTATACCCAAAATTACTACCACTTGGTCCCTGGATAGTGTTTGATAACGCATAGTAAGGTTGTTGTTTGATAGCATAAACATCTTGTGTGAGATTATTAGTAAATGTAATTAGTGTTCCACTCACAGTATAATCTAAATTAGGTATGAAAACTCTATTACTATTTGTTACTAGCAGTGATTCGGCTATGCCTGTGATTTCTGGAACAAAACTTGTAGTAATAGTGCTGGTATTTGAAAATGTAAATAACAGATTTGCATAGAGGCCAGAATTAAAGTCATTTACATATATATTCGCTGAAATATTTCCTTCTGTAAAACCAGTTAGCGTGGAAACTACAATATTTGCAGCCCATTGCGAATCTAAGAATGTATTACCTGTAAATGACAATACCGTAGCGGTAGCCCCATTATCTGGATTACTTATAGTTGCAAGATTAGCTATACTAATATTTCCGCTTAATCTGATTATGTTACGATTATTAACAGCAATGATTTGTTCTTGAGTAGATAGATATTTGTTTAATCCATAGACATATACTCTATCATTTCCCGGAGCACCTACATATAACCAAGTACCATTTTCATCAAATGATATGCTTGACCCAAATCTATCACCTGCACCACTTATAGCATTGCCAGACCATATGATGCTAGGTTTACTGAAATCTGTAGTTCCAGCAACACGATTATAAACATAAACTAAACCTATATTAGCATAACTACCAGGAGCTCCAATTGCAACCTTGCCTATGGCTTGATCAACGCTGTGACCAAATTCTCTATTAGTTACTGCTGCATTACCGGCTGTTGGAACTAAGGTAAAACCGTTAACAAATAACCCAGCATAGTTCTTATCAAAGGTATTTACACGACCAGTGATTTCTTCCACACCACCACTATAGTACGGTAAAGAATTTGCGTAAGGACTACCTACTGCCGCCAGCAATCCGTCATAGCTTAATTTTACACTGGTCCCAAACCCATCATTAGCCTTATAATCACCACTGGATTTGATCAGTGTCTGATCATATGACCATGGTTCAGTTTTCTCATATACCTTCCATCCGCCACTAGGAGTATCATATGGTTGACCTTGTATGCTATCTGTAGCTGCATCTTCATCGATCCAGATTTTTTCTCCTACACGCCATCTGTTCAGAGGATTAGTTAGTCCATAGACTCTAGAATCTTCCATGTAAGTAAATCTTAGGCTATTAAGGACGAATAATATTCCATTGCCTGTTAATGTATTAAGATCATCAAGATTTTCTGCCGCTCCTTGATATCTCACCGTAACCCTATTCAGATCAAGGACTGCATAGACTTGATAAAAACCATTGAAATTATTATTGAATCCGCGGATCAAGAATATATCATTTTGTGCTAGACCATGTGGAGTAGTCATGGTCCAAGTAATAAATCCATCAAGGGCATTACTTAAATTAGTAGTGGAATTATTTGTTTCACTAACTCTATATACGTTCCATTTGCCTGAGAAATCTTTCGCGCACCAGATAGTATATCCAGCACCTATATCAGCTAGTTGATCATTTAATTCAGTGTAATTAGCTATATCATAGATGGTAGTTGACACATCTTCAAGATGCACATATCCAGCGGTCAGTATATCATTGTCATAATCGCTGTAATTATCTCTGTTTAGTGCTATGTTCCCATTAAAATCATCTGTTGACTTATATAGCTGAGATTTATTGAATACTGTTAACCCATCGCCAAGATTGCTATCACCAACGTCAACGAATTCTGCTACAGCAGGATTTACAGAGAATATCTGTTCATCTAAAGATATTTCTATATATGGATTAGAATCTACTGCGCCATATTCACCTATGCGCACCGCCCATTCTTCATACAGGCTGATGTTTCCTGACAGATTATTAAATCTAGCTTTTGTCAGTGCATCAACAGCATTGGTTGACCCTTTTTGCCTGATATAACCTTTATAGAATTCAATTTGTGTAGTATCACTGACTCCAAGATCGGCTAGATACTGTCTTGGTTTAAATCCAATTAAACCGTGGCTATATGCCAGTTGATCATTGTCTCGCAAGGTTCCATAACTGTCATAAAAACTTTTGCTACCTACTGCTAATGTTGAAAAATTATTCAATAGACCAGTTTGTATTTCTGAAGATGATAGTTGTTTCCAAAATGCATAAAGGAATTCAGTAGAAGCGGCGACATTGCTAAGGGCTACATAATATTGATCTTTAAATTCAACTAGTTCACCTTTGAGATAATCTTTGCCTGCTATCCATGGTTGTACTGTTTTATTATTATAAATAAATCCTGGAGCATAAAGGCTACCGTCCCAAAGATCAGTTTTTTGTCCAATTAATTTTAATCGATACTGTCTGTTGCCCAGCTCTGGTTTATAGATGACATCATTGAATACTGTGGTATTGTCAAATGTTAACACATGTTCAAATTGTACCAGATCTAGTTTGACCAATGCCAACACATTATCATCTGCTAGTGTTACTTTAAAACCAGCGGCATTGCGTAATACCTGATATCCTGTTTTTTTAACCAAATTAAAGTTTTGATCAACGATCTTACTACCATGTTGGCTATCAGAGACTTCGTCTACGATATTACCAACTGTGACTAAATTGATAGAATTAGTCACTGGACTCATGACCAATAAAGTACCAGCCTTCCATCCTTGCTGTGACCAGAATAAAAATTCTTTTACTGATAATTTAAAGTTTCTAGTCTCACCTAGATCACCGTCTCTGTCATTAAAAGTGAATCCCTGTGATATAAGATATCTTTCATAACTGATTAAGAAATCTACAACCTGTTGTGTTGTTTTAAATTCATAACCATATGGGACAGTTAATTTAATTTTTCTATAATCGTTGAACACAGTGCCTGAGCTATTTAACACTGTGATCTTGTAGCCATTATTATTAACCACACTAGGTATGATAGTGAAATAAGGACTGTTTAAATCGTACCCCCTAACAGTAAAGCCGTTGGTGGTTTTTTCTACGATCACTGCACTATATGTTACTGTATCCACAGGAGTTGATTTATACAACACTACATCATAGTTTTCTTCAGGTAGTATGATGCTGGCATTTGTGCTAGTGGGACTGCTTTGTTCTGCAAGTATTTGTAGATATTTCTTATCGCTGTACCCAGCCATCTTATAGGCTAGTTTTACATTATAGTTTTGCAGCATATTAGTGATCTTAGTGCTAGGGTTAATCCCTAGATTCCTAAGATAATCTGCAATCCAATTTAAATAGCCAGCACTTCTAATCACAGTACCTGAACTATTATCACCATTATAGGTTATATCAGTTTGTCTTACATGATGATTTCCATCTGTGAGATATTGGCCTAATACAGAATTATATTGTATCCTATAGGTATCAATAAATTGCCCAAAATATAAACCTGGTTTGGCCAACGCTACTGCCTGCTGAACTGCGTATGGATACTCGCTGCTAGTACGCCATGCCCACTCTACTGGACCTAGTTGGCCCACTGCCCAAGCAGTAGCGGCATTTTTTCCAACAGCTGCTTTGGCAATTACCTGTGCTGGACTTAATAAATATCCATTGTCATCAACAGGGATTACTTGACTTAATCCAGGACGGCGATATTTTGGATCTATACCTACACCATATCCTAGATTCTCCGTGGCTCTTTGTCCATCGCGTATGCGGCCAGCTTCTAGATCATCCCATAGTAATTTATTACCGCCTGTATAAGGTCCAGGACCATAAAAATCTTCCCACCAATTTGGTCGAGTTGAGAAACCTAACATTTCCCATGGACGTGTATGTGGATAGATGGTATCATAGAAATATAGATAAACTGCACGCCAACTACCCACCATGGATTCGCTATCAAGGCGATCAGTAAACCTTGAATAGTTCCAGGTGAATTGTTCGCTGCTTTCAAATATGTTATTTTCAGAAAAATCTGCTATCCTGTTATTTCCAACCCAAGTTAAGAAATTCTTGCTTAGAATATTCCACAGTTCAGTATAACTATATCCGTTATCTCGGAATTTTCCAGGAAGCACGCTGAATATATCCTGATAAGTGCCACTGTCTGGTAATTTAATATTATTATAGATGCGTTTTTCTAATTCTAATAAGAAATTGTCGCGATAGTCATTAAATGCCGGAGTGATACTGCCATCATGGCCACGTATGACATTGATAGTGGATCTATAGGTATCGTCTGCCACGATTTCTGGTTTGAATTTTGGATATGTTCCTAGTTTGCTGGGTGTTTCTGGAATATAGGAGCCATCAGTGTTAGTATATTCCACTAAGGTTATTATGTCATCAACAGCTAACGTAATCACAGTATCATTAATTGTAATCGCAGGTCGGAGCGTGTCAAACGTATAGTCTATACCTAATATCAACTGCACATTATTTAAATAGACTAACACTGCTGTATTAGTTAAAGTCACAGATGAAAAAACCGTAGTGATTTCATAACTGAGTACAAATGGATCAAATACTGTATAGGTTATGGTATTTTTAAGTGTACCATATGGTACCATGTCGCTATAAAACCATGGCATTGTTGGTGTTTTATTGAGATTAATCTGTGTTATGATTAAATCAACGCTGGCTATAGGATCAGTTGGATCTATGCCAGGTAGGCTAGCTGCAAGTTCAAGGAATTTGTTTTTAAATTTGGTATATTCACGCTGTGCTAGTTTCACCGAATCTATGAAATTGGCCTGCTGATCTAACAAGAACAGTTGTGCATAAGGTAATGGTGCACTGTGTTGTAGGATAGTACCACCTTGAGATTTAATTTCAAGATCGCGAAGATTACACGCACCCAACACATCACCGACAATGTTGGTGCTATTCCTGCTGAGTTCTACAACGTGATTTCTAATTTGTCCTAAAGTTAAATCTGTAATGTCAACATTCTGTGCATTGAGATCTAAATTTAATGGAATTGCATAATGTCCCAAAGTGCTGATTTCTGTACTGTAGATTTCTACATCAACAGTATCGCCTACAGCCAATGTCGTCAACAGTGTTAGTTTATCGTCAGTGCTTAATGTCCACTTATCTTGTTTAAGAAATGTTTTGTTTTGATAAACTTTAACATAAGGAATAGTATTTGTTGTACCATGAACATTTTGTGCATTTGGGGTAATGTCTAAAACAAATGGACTATTAGTTCCATCATATTCAAACGTTATTAATTGATACTGGCGACTAGGTTCTATAACTGTGCGCCAGGTATTTTTAGCAACAGTAGTTGTTCTATCATTGATAGATTGTAGAAATCCTATGCTGATATTTTCATTGATAGTCTCTTGATCAACAACATATTCAAATGTATCAGTATTAAAGTAATTAGAGAACAGGATATCGCCTTGACTTTGGAAACTCCTATAGCTCAATGTAAACCCTAATACCGCATCATCTGCACCTGATGTATTTCTTTGATATCCAAAAACTCTAGTGCCGACAAATGTACTGCGAGGATAATAATTAATATCAGATAAACTCACACCATTACTGTCGTAAACATCAAATAATGGATCTTGTTGTAGTGCAGTTTTTTGTTGGCTTTCTAACCAATTAACTCCGTTGTACCACCAAGCACTACCTTTATATTCTCCTAATTTGACAACCACAGAATCCCACTCAGCTGCATCACCATCGTCTGCTATGGTTAATTTAATACGTTTGGCTCCTGTTGGTCTACCCAGCGTATCAACTTCAAACTGCACGAGATTTAACACATATATTTTATCTCTTACCAACGGATCTTCATCTTCAGCAAACAGCACACGCATACCATTAAATAGGGTGACTCCAAACGCACCTTCACCTATAAAATTAACCGTGTCGGCTGTACCAACCAAGACACCATCATAGTAAACCTCTGCTGGATTGGGTGCAGGTTGCGGAACATAAGTTATTGTGCCACCATCATCTACTAATTGTCCTTCGAGTTGATTAAAAGCATCTGTGATATTAGTGTCTAATATATCAATATATCGTTTACCAATGCGACCATGATTGAATAATTGCAGATCATCTTCAAACTGCACGATAGGTCGCTGGGCACGCAGTCTCTGATCTAGTATTAGCACATCATTATTATATTCTGCGGTAGCTTTGATCACATCCACATGATACCAACAATTATTGCGAGACCAAGCATTTAGGTCTAATGCATCTCGTTTGATAGTGATATAGTCAGGAAATACTGTTTCAGCAAATGCATCATAAACAGTAGTTCCACTTGTTATTCCGTTACCTGTGACTGTCATACCTTTAGTGATAGCATCTACAGAATTCAGCGTGGTGATTTTAATCGCCCCCAGCGCTGTTTCCTTGTTAGTTTCGATGGTAAAACTTCCTACTGTGATCACGGTACCACCAGGAATTATAGCATTAGTTGCGAGGCTTAATACTATCTGTTGTACGGGGTAATTAGTCGCTAGTTCATCATTAAATGGTTCGGGCTTTACTAATAGATCAATATCAACTAATCTAATACTATTACCAACGTTTTCTACGATGTAGGTATTACCCTGATATGCCGCAGGAGTAACATCAGTATCAAATTGTATTTTTAATCCACTGGTAAATTCTACACCATTGGGACTAGTATAATTAAGTTCACCTAATATATCATCTTCAACATCAATATTAAAACCGCTTGGATCGACTATTTTAATCTTGGTATAGATATCACTTCTCAAACTGTCTTGGATCACAAGATTATTTGCCGTAGCAGTAATCAACGGCATGCGTTCAAAGAATCCTGTAAATTCTTTATAGAATTCTTGATTAGCGTTAACTAATCCATATCGGATATATACTTTTTGATCTATGGCAACAGCAATAAATGGATAGGCATTTATTAAATAGTCACTGCCAGTTGGAATAAGCTGTATCTTCCAGACGCCATATCTTAATGCGTCAGGAACCACACTACCTTTATCATAGGTTATAGATACACTGTCTTCTTCACCAGCCACTGTCCAGGCTTCTTCACCAAAATTAGTTAACAGATTTTGATCAACAAAAATCACTGTTTTGCCATCTAGTGATCCCGTAAGACCTGCGTATTGTGGATAGTCAGTGACAAAATCCCCTAGCAATCTATTTTGTATATTAGAAAATGCTAAGGGCACTGCATAATCCACTGATGCTACTAGCGTCATAGCTAGATATCTATCCTGTGCATTTTTCTGAGGTACATTGAATATAATATTACCACTGGTAGCACCATTATTTGTTACACCTAGGACATCTCTACTGCTGATAGTTGGAGACACGTTTAGTAAGCCATCGATACCAAGTTCACTTTGTATGTAAAATCTTGAGGATTGATTAACGGTGAAAATATACGTACCTCCACGTGCTAGTATTAAGGTATTATTAGTTACTCCATCACTTGTAAAATCATAACTATTCGTATCATCATTACGTGTCACTATGAAAGTCTTGACCAGTTCAACGCCGGAGGTATTGACCTGTACGCTAGCTGGACCATTTGGTAGCCAATAGTATTGTCCAAAATTTACAAATTTATCATAACTAATTTTAGGATCAAAGCTGTAGTATTCGCTAGAAAATAGGCGGCTGTGATCATTGACAAATCCACCATAATATTTTATCTTGTCAAGAAAATCGATATAGCTGGCAAAGAATGTGGTATTACCATCTAAATCTTTTATTATCGTAGCAGGTTCTAGTTGATAATTTTGTCTCTGATCAGAATCTTCTGTGATATAACTATCAGCTTGGGCGAAAGTTGGTGCAAATTTACGTCCTATATAACCGTAGAGATTTTTCAGTGATGGTTCAGAAATTAACTGATCTAGTGTAGCACTTAGGAACTTTTCATTAACCTCAGTCCTAAAGACTCCCGGTAGTAAATTTATACTTTTTCTTGCGGCCATTATGATCTCTTCTCTTGAATATTATTCATCACTTACGCTATTACTGTTTGGTTTAACTGTGCGGCAGTAATAGCACTAATAATCTGTACATTATCAACTGTTGCGGCGCTGACGATGATCTCGTTATATTCTGCGTTGATTTGCAATAAACTACCAAATGTTTCGCTAGCACTGATTGGCACAATAGTCACTGATGCGATATTAGGTGCTAGAACGCTGTGTAGATACGCCGACAATTCACTGAAGTAAAAAGTTTCTCCAAAGTCCCAATTAGCTATGTCAAAATATCTGTTAATCGCAGCTATAACTGATGTTTTGATATCGTTATCACTGACTATCACGCTGGAATTTTTAACTACCTTAAATGTAGCTCTTAATGCTGGTTCTGCCTTGGCCCCAAATATAGGTTTGAATTTAGCTGGATTATAAATTATGGTATCACTGATACCTTTATATTTTTCTAAATTGTTAAAATCTACTCCTAATAATTCAGGAGTTGGTGCTAATGGTTGTAGGACCGTATTAGTGGTATCCTGGATCCATGCAAGATAGTCTGTAGCATAGGTTTTGGTTAAAATATATAGATCAACTATATTGTTTGGGCTTGGGTCAATACGGCGATTATTAGGACTGCTGTGTCTATATTGGAAATATAGATCCTGTCGTCCAATCTTAGCTGAATAATTAGTAACCACATTCAGCGTATAAGTTGCTCCGCTTACAGTCAATTGGTAAAAAGTATCAGTCGGAATAATATAGAACAGTTGACCATCCTGATATAATGTTGCAGCTGTCTGTGCGGCAACTAATGTGTTATAGATACTAACCACTTGACTATTGCTGACTGGAGTCAGTATGACGAAGTTATCATAGCCAAATGTATTTTGGAAATAAACATATTTGTTCTGTGTGTTAACAGTAGGATTAACTAATAATTCAAACAATTCAGGATTATCAGGAATTCCATCATCATTGCTGTCAGGGAAAGTTACTAATATCTTGTTAGGATTAGCATAACCGTCTACTTCAACTATGTTATTATAAATGTGCCATATGTAATCTAATGCTAACGAATTAGTATCATCAGGATTAGTATTAACTTTTAAAACTTTTACCTGATCTTTGATCGTGAATCCCGTTCTTGGATCAAAGATCTTCACGCGATTATCAAAGTAAAAATTTGTCTCTTGTAGGCTTTCAAATATGTATTCAAGTTTTCGATAATAGACTGTATAGGTACGACCTACAGTTTGAAAACGTATCAGCCAACTGCTGTCAAGACTACTAGCACTAGTATTACCAGCATTACCTAAACTGAAATCTCCTGTGTTTAGATTTTCTGGAAGTATGATTGACCATGCTGATTGAACAACATCATAACGCAGGCCAAAATCTTTATAGGCTTGTACATAATCTACTATGTCCGTGATCACAGCGGCAGAAAATTCATTGTTAAATACCGGAAATACACGCACAGCCTGTGCATCAGTTGGTACTACTTGATTAAGGGTTATTGGCCCACTACCGTTGTCTAAATTGCCTTCACCGCCATTAGTACCATCTGCAAGTACCTGCACGATCTGTGCATAGATAAAATACTTGTCTCCACTACCGCTAGGAGTTCCTGATTGAATGGTATTTCGTGCATCAAAATAATAACCTGTATTAGCTGAGAATTTTAAGATAGAACCTTGTTTAATATAACTTTTATTATCAGCTACGAATTGCCCAACTTGTAAGATATTATCCGTGCTGTCTACAAAATATCCAGTGAGACCAGCTTCATCTAGTGATTTATTCCAGAAGGTATTGGGTATATTAACAGCATTATAGCTAGAATAGAAAAACTGTTGCATTTCCTTAGTTGATGTCAGAGGTTTTACTTGATTATTAATTACCTTATAGATATCATTTACTGTGTTAAAACTAAAGTTAAATGAACTTATAGGATCATCACGATATAGTATACCATCTTGACAGAATATATTAGTTGAACTATATTTGCCTGTGGTATCGATAACGTCTAGATAACGGCTCACGCCACTGCTGGTGCGGTTCACTGCTTTGACTTTTAATATGCTGCTGAATAGTGTATAAGGTAAGATATTGTAGTCTTCACCCGTGACCATACGATCCTGCGTGTAATATTGCTGTGGTGCTTTTTGTCGTACGTCATCTATTGTTTCACGTGTAGTAGCATTAGTTACTGTGTATTGTAGACTAGCACGGATGTTGATAGTTTCTATACGTCCACCGCGGCTGACGTAATTTATTGGGATGGTGATTCCACGCAATTCGTCTGGAGATATCTTATAGCTCAATCCGTTACTGACTCTATAAAATAGTTTAAATCTACCCTGCGGAATGTTAGCAAACGCACCATCACCAAAGATAATATCTATCTGGTCACCTGCACGTGTGTTAACCTGATAGATATTTTTATTTACTGTTTTATTATAGATAATATTAGTAGCGCCAACACTAGGCACAGCGGTCCATTGGGTGCTGTAGTTACCATTTTGATCTAAGCTGAATAACCAAATATCCGTGTTGTTGATATTGTCAACATTTAGACTATACACACGATTAGGTAAGCTTTCTTGGAAATTTATATCTATGCTCTGTAAACCACCTTGTTTGAAAAACAAGAAATATCCTGTGTTATTACTGCTGTTGCCAAGATTATCCGTCCTAAACAGTAGGTTAAAACTGCTGTTTGGTCTTGGTGTGTTTTCGTATATGTATGCTTGCCCTGCTGATGTTGGACTAACGATCTCAAATGACACTTGGCTTCCTTCGATGGTTGCGCTAAAAGCAAATGTGGCTGTGAGATTAGGAATTAAGTTGATCTGATATTCTTCTGTTAAGATATTATTAACCAGCTGGCTGTTGCTGGGTTTTCCCACTGCCTGATTGCTGTTTAAGCTAGCATTGACTACAGCTATAAATTGTTCAGCCCAGTTATCATTAGCGGAATCTGCCCAGTTGATCACTAGTCCAGATAGATTTAGTCCATTGCTGTCAAAAACTGTTTCGGTGGTACTGACACTGTCTACTTTTAATAGCCCGCTGGCTGCAATATTACGTTTAGGATTATAGCTGATTAAGCGTGCTAGTTTAAGTACACTGTCACGACGTTGTGCTGTGTCAATGAAGTTTTCACGTGCATTTAAGTCGCCGCGGAAAGCTAGGCTCTGTCCTAAGAAAGCGATCAGATCAATTAGGGCGATAAATTCACTGGACTCAATGAAATCGTTGAAGTCTTCAGGATAATATAAACGCAGATAATCAACCATTGATTTACGAAGTGTTTCGTAGTCATAGCTTTGGAAATCTGCATTACGGAATGTTTGATATAGTTTAGTCCAGTCTTCAGCAACTAGTAAACTGCTTTGTCTTGTGGTAATCGCCATCGATATTTTCCTGTTATAATACTATTTATCAGGAAAATAAAGTGTGTAGTTAATTAGGCTGCTGTTAGAGTATTGTTTTGATTATCAAACTGTAGATTGAGCAAATTAGTCTGATTTGTTTGAACATAGCGTAGTTGTAGTTCTACTTGTATGCCTTGTGAATATTCAGTTACTACTACGTTATCTATGCTTAGGCGAGGGTCTGAGCTGGCGATATTATTAATATCAGTGACTATGACGCTTTTTAGATCTTCTGTAAGAGGCTCATGGACCACGTTCCATATGATAGTGCCAAAATTAGGATTCATCAGCTTCTCACCCTTGCGGATATAGAAATGATTGATTAGATCTTGTTTTACCAACTCAAAATCCGTTAGGCGATACTTGCGACTGCGCCCGATAGTACTAAATCCACGATACATGATAGCCATATAGATATTTATCCTGCTTTAACTGCGGCTACTTGCGGTGCTAGTACGCTGACTGCAAACTTACCTTTTTGGAAGTATGTGTCGCCGGTTGTGCCATTGGCATCTGCACCGCCGCCACCTTTACGCCATGTATTTGCACCGCCTGCACCTAATAGATGACTAGCCGCTAACATTCCGCCAACGTCTTCTGGTGGCATATCTGCTGTAATTGCACCATTGGAAACCATGCGGGTATAATTAGTCTGTGTATAGGTTAACATAGCCGATTCTTGCACACTGCCGTTGCTGAGCCAAGCACTTCGATCAGTGATTCCGTCTTTACCTGTCCATGAGTTAGGATTACTTAGTTGTGCATTACTGGTCACTGACGATTTTACATAACCTTGATCAATCAGTGCCTGATATCCAAATTGATATTTGCCTACGTAGCCTAGTTGATTAGTTGTATCATAATTTCCACCACTTTCACTCTTACCAATCTGTGCTAGATACGCGGTCATCTGATCTTTGCTTAGATTACCCACAGTACCAGTAGGGTCTGGTTGATTACGTAGATCTTTTGTTCCAGCTGGTGATTTAACTTCGGAGCCTGCTAGATTTTTAGTTGCATCAACATTGCCTGTGTAAGTTGCTTGTGGCTCAATACCTGAACTAGAATTTTCAGGGTTAAAGAATGCAAGAGTTACACCACGATCAAATGGTTCGTGTGTTGGTGCTACCGTGACAATAGTGTTTAAATCTGTGTTAGCAATAACAAAACCTTTTATTTGACCTACCCCCACAGTACCACCACTGTTGTTTAGTATTTGGCTAGCTTCAAGAGCATAAGTTGATCCTACTTTAAGACTCATACTGGCGCCTGTTTCTACATTAAAACGACTTCCAGTTTTAAATTCAGCATTACCACTGGCCTCAACTCCTAGGCTACCTGTTAATAGTGTTGTGCGGACAGATTCTGCTTGTATCTTATTACCAGCTTTTAAATTAATATTATTTGCGGCATTGATGTTAATATTTTTGTCACTGTGTAGATTGATATCGCTTTCGCTACGGACACTGAATGCACCTTGACTGTAGACGTTAACTCTACCGTCACTGGTTAATTCAATCCAGCTAGTGCCGTCGGCATGTGCAATATATAAAGTATTAGCACTATCATGCATGAGGATCTGATGTCCACCAGCTGTGCGTAATCTCACCAGCTTATCCTGTCCTAAGGTAGCACCGTCATCCATGACAAATGTATGACCACCTTTGCGTCCAGTAACTTTAAAATATTCTGGTGGTAGTTTATCTGAATTTAATTTAGTTATGTAATTTAAATCATCTGCTGGATCGTTTAATGGTCTTCCTGGTGTGCTGATACCAAATACCGCGCTAGGAGTTTCTCGCTGACTAGTGCTACCAATCGCTCCACGTATAGGATCTCGATCTAGTCCTTGCACCTTTAATATTTCAGCCTGTATCTTGTGGATTGGTTTTGGTAAGTTGTAAAAAACAGGATTGGTAATATTTGCTTTTTCATTTTCATTGAACTCAACCACAGGAGTCGGTACACCCTTACTACCTATAGCATTGGCACTTCCGGCCATGGCTGGTATCATGTGATGGCTAAGATTTGGATTAACACAGGCCACCCAATATCCTCGCAATGGGTCACCTGCTATGAATAATGCTATGACCTGCACGCCTATATCTGGTGGGATCATCCACATGCCATAGCTATGGCTGACACTTTCAAATGCGTTGGCAGTATCAGAGATTTTATCATTCGTGGTGTATCCCATATATGGGCTAGCATAGCTGACTGTACGCCAGTTCAACTGATCTTTTTCATCACCACCAAGATCTGGTATGTAGATCTGTAACCGACCACTGCGTGTGGGATCTAGATTATTTTTAACTATGCCGATATAAGGATAGGGATCAACGCGAGCTCCGCCTGCTTCTTCCCTACGTAGACTTTTTATTACCTTAGTACCTGCTCTTTGATCTATTGCCATTGATTATTCCTTATTCGTATTTGCCGGATTTAGCCTGTTCTAAATTAGATTTTGCTGCCGAAACTTCAGCTTGTCGGCGTGCGCGAGCAACATCTAGATTTGTTTGTTGTTCTGCATTAAGATTTTGGAATTCAGGATCAGTTCTAACTTTATTTTCAAATCTGGCTAGTTCCTTTTCAGCAAATGTAACATTATTTTGAGCTCTTTCTACAGAGGCTTGAGTATAATTACCGTCAAATGTTCTTGTTATTGGGTTCCCACTGACATTGTCAATTTGAGTAATTTGTATAGTTTGTTTGTTGTCAACCGCAGTAACAGCTCTGTTAAATTGGTCAGTGCCAGGTTCCGCCGGTATTACTAACCCTTTATATTTGTAATTACCACTCGCTGGATCTTGGGTAACACCATCTGGTAATCGGACTGGCGGAGATGTGTTTTCAGCTGGGCCCGGTGGAACTGATTGGGGTTCAGTCGTAACACTGATTGGTTCTTCTGCGGCTAGGGCACGTGTTTCAGCTAGTTCTTGTTCTTCTTTGGTCCTAAGAGATGGATCTGCGCCATCAGGTCCAACCTGTGACTGTGCTGGCTGTGCTGCCCCTTCCGCTTCCAAAGTTGTACTATTTGCCGTGCTTGCTATATCAGGATTTGACGTACCAAAGTCTGGGCCTAAATTATAGTTGTCTAATATTGCCCTTTGTCCAGGAACTGCGTTTCCCCTTTCACCGCTTTTCGGTGTTTCCTGTAAAGGTAATCTGATAAGATTTAACATCTGTGTAAACTGTCCATTACGGAATTCGTTTTCGACACGCATTACTCTATACAGTCCAGAGAACAAACTGGTCTGTGTGGGACCTAGGATATCTTTATTTTTGAACTGCATCATACCACTGTCTTCATCTATATCAACTGGGGTCCTGAATGTGAGATTAACATAGACTTCCCCACCATCCATCTTGAGACTGCCATCTGGAGTTAGGCGCGGGTCGGCATTTACCAGATGTTCTTTAAATTCTGCAAGTTCTCTGGGGGTCCAAAATATATCATCTTGTTTAATAAAACTTGGATCTCCTATTATCTTAAGGTGAACATGTAACATATCTGCTTGACTTAGTGTCAGCAGGCTAGCTTCAAGATCGGACACAGCTATCTGTGTGGGAGTGATCGCGCCCCCACCGGTAATCGTCCTAGTATCTGCCACCTGTGGTTTCATGACCATGGGCATGATGGCATTTGGGTCTTGCACACTACCTATCTGAACACCTTTAGGATTTCCATCTTGTTCTGCTAGACTAGGATCGGGCGGTTGTGCAAGTTTTGCCGCAGCGGACCTGTATGTGGTTAGGGCAGTATAATAAAGGGCATTAAATTGTATGTCTAGATCTAAGATATCATTATTTTTTCCACTATAGATATATTCGTAGGATTTAACCGGTGGTTTTTGTCGTCCAGCAACGCCTCCTGGGCCAAGAGGAATTTTTAAATTGCGCACTTCATATTTTTGAATATTATATGTGATTTCTCTGGAGAATATCTTCCTAATCCTATCAAATGGTCCCAATTTTATCTCTGGCACTACTTTAAACCATTTCAATGGTGAGTTTTTCTTCTCTGCCAGCTTGTCAATATAATCCTGTTTATCTACAAAGTCCTCTGGTATGACTATCTGTTCAGTCACGTATTCGCTGTTGCGTATAACCCAAGATATGACCTGATCTATATAAGTACCTGGATTGATAGTGAATAATCTACTATCTAGGCTGTATGAGCTGTGATCACTTCCAATATCACCTTTTCTTGTATTGTTATCCTTGGTCAACCCAGAACCGCTGTTGATGATTACCATCCCTGCGTTTTTGGGTGTTGAAAAAGAGCCCTCTACAAACTTTTTCAGCGCAATGTCTGGATCAATATTGAAAAAATATTTGTCTGCATATTCTATCTTACCATCTATGACCAAGGCCTTTTGATGATTATTCAGAGCAGTACCAAAACTAGTAGCAAATAAACCAAGTTGTCTCCTGGTTTGTGTGCTGAGCAGGCTCTGATTTATATTACTAAGCGGTTGGAACACACCATCAGGAGTTGTTATACCTTTTTCTCTCTGACCTGTCGTATTCGTGGTATCACCTTGGACTACATCGCTTTGGAAAAATTGTGCTACCGTCTTGGCTTCAACCTCAACAATATTTGGAACACTTAAAGTTGTAAGATCAAAAGCACTGTGGTTGTATGGTGTACCCATTATCGAATATTCGGCACCTCTGTTGGTAATTTTGACATCCAACTTGAGTATTCTTATGGGTATGCGCTTGGTAGTGTCGGGGATTACACCAGTTATCTGTCCTGAGTCGTCCATACCAAAAAAGTCAATCTGCAGCAGATAAGGCATGTCCAGATAGTTGGAAACCTCTAAACTATTGGCGAGATTAATGATACGATCTATTAGAGTGAATCCATAAGGTTCGATCAGGGTAAAATTGTATTTTATAGCATTAGTGCTCCTTGATTCTGCATTCAACCCTACCACTGTGTCTAATTTAAATCCATCAAAATAAAAATCTTCTTTGAAATATGGACTGCGGATGAACTGCGTAGGGCCTGGAATATTATTGTATCTACCAGCACTGGCTATCAATACTCTATTTGGTTTATATTCCCCTTTTTCTTGTATAAGATTATATTCGATTTCTGTCAATAGGGACAAGCTCAGTCCATAGGTATAGCTGGCATAACTGTGTAGGACATTAGGCAATACTTCGTTTATATTTACTTGATCTGGATATATCCTGGGCGCGGTGGTCTCTATTGTGGGAGTAGTTAAAATTATTGGATTCGGTGGTAAGGTAAAATCCAGCTCCATTGGTGGTTCGACCTTGCCTTTAAGCGAGGTTGGAAAGTTTTGTATACCATTGTTTTCAAGAAAGTTAACTCCGCGGGTGGATAATGCACTGGAGCCACCAGCAATCACGGCAGGTGAGGTAGTATTTTCAATATCTCGCTGTGCAGTATCTTGAGTTTCTGGTTGTGTTGCCATTGCTTATAAACCCAACGCGGCGGTTAGGGTGTCCTTGTTTGGGATAAAGATTGTGGCACCTGGAAGAAAATCATAGACGGGATCCTGTAGGACATTGGGATTGCGCACCGAGAACACCCACCAAAGTGCAGTATCACCATACAGGTCAAATGCTAACAGATCAGGGCGATGTTCATAGATATTGTCTATGCGATAAGCTGTATCACTGGGATCGTATGGAATCACGGGTATGTTTGCCACATCTAAGAAAAAAGCAAAGGTTTCAGTGTTGGCGTATGGGCTGGTCTTGCTGTAGTTCACTGCCATTATAGAAATCCTCCATAACCTGTCTTCTTATCACCGATAAGTTTGCCCTGTGCGAAATCATTGAGATTAAATCTATCGTGTAGATTTCTCCTGCTGTACACAGGTCGTAAGGTCACTGACACTGAGCTGGCTGTGGGCACACGTGTGGTTGATACTATGCTGCTAAATTTCTGTGTAGTGGCTGTTGGTCCTTTGTTGCTTCTCAGCAAACTAGGTGTATTTTCAATGCCTTTGTTATCAAGGAAACTGACTCCACCGTTGGGATTATCAGGAGCTGTTACTGTTACGTCTTCCAATGTAGTCTGCGTGATAGGCACCTGTAGATAGTCTACATCATTGGACAGAGTATGGGTAAAATTGGTGATCACGCAGGGCACATGTGGGAAATAGTGGCTGCCATAACCATCTAAGAACAAGATAGGAGGTGGGTTACCTACATTAGTACCTTGGCCAAAGAACATTTTAGTTGATGCTCTAAGGAAATATATAGCTGCCATCAGATATTGGCCTTCTTCTACGCTCTGTACCGTGAATTCACCAGTAACAGTGATGTCATTCACATCTGAGTTGTTGTAGAAGTGCGCGGAATAATTACTATGTGTAAGCACGGCAGTTGAATAGTTGGCCACATGACTGACTGTGATGCTAGGCGTATATGGCCAGATGACTCCATTTGTTTCAACCAAGGGAGCCATGATAGAATTTTGGGTGGATGTGTCTTTATAAAATATGGTAGCACTATCAGCTAAACTTAATCTAACACGCCAATCATCTTCACCAGCCGCACTAGCGCCGCCACCAGCACCACCAGCAAACCCTATGTTAGTTAAGGCCTTAGCGAATCCACCTTTACCACCTATGTTCAACCCTGATATGGCCCTGCGTGCATTTGCAGGATTTAATAGGTCAAATGCAGTGCCACTGCTCTTAGGTACCGTAAGACCTTGGGCGCCACTGGAAATGGATTTAGCTATGCTGGAAAAATCTGGTAAGGCCATAATATAAATACCTCTTGCTTTTATGTATTTATAGGTTGTATAATAGTAGTAGTTTAAAAGGAAACGTAAACATGGCTAGAAAGGTAAATTATCTAAACAATAAAGATATTCTTAAAGAAATCGCAAAAAGTAAGCTAACTTACTGTAGTTTCGTCAGCGACGAAGTAAAAAGTTATGATGCAATCATCTATGGCGTTGACAAGATCACTAAGAAGGCTGTGCAAGAAGCACGTAAAGCTCGTGCAGAACGGCTAGCTAAAGAAGCACAAGAAGCAGAACTATTATTAGGTAATAAACGTAAATTAGATGAATTCCTAATCCCAACTAAAGATATTCCCGTAACAGATGTGGTGTTCCGTGTCATGACCTGGGAACACGTACCAATCGACGATGTTAAACAGAAAAAAGCCGATGCCAAAGCACAAGAAGAATATGATTCCGATGAAGATAATTTTGAAACTGAGTATGACGAACCCATGGTAGTCAAGGGCGCGACCAAGTATACCAAGGTTAACTTTCCGCCATTCCAACACTATTGTGTAACTGAAGAATTAACTCCTGTGTGTGTGGGCAAAAGCCATTGGAAAGGTGATTTAGAAAAAGGTAAATTTAGCAAAGATCACGGTACGATGACTGCTAAACTGGCCCACATGTTTATTAAACTATGTGAACGCTACGCTACTCGTAGTAACTGGCGTGGGTATACCTACAACGATGAGATGCGTAGCCAAGCATTATTACAATTATCACAGATCGGTCTACAGTTTGATGAAGCAAAAAGTCAAAATCCATTTGCCTACTATACTGCGGCTATTACCAACAGCTTCACTCGTGTACTTAATATAGAAAAACGTAACCAAAATATCCGTGATGATATTTTAGAGATGAATAATTATTCACCAAGCTACACACGTCAAGGCGACTGGGGTGCTGGTGGCGGACACTACGAAGAATAATTGGCAATATAAGATTTGCACTTTACTCTTAACTTGCGTATAATATAACTATGGCTAATCTATTCAAGAAAGCAGCTGTTCTGACTGACATCCATTTTGGATTAAAGTCTAACAGTAGTACACACAACGACGATTGTCTTAACTTTGTTAAATGGTTTATAGAAACCGCCAAGGCCGAGGGCTGTGATACCTGTTTTATGACAGGTGACTGGCATAACAATCGAGCGGCAATCAACATAGTCACACTGAATTATAGCCTCACTGCCCTAGAATTATTGGGCAAGGCTTTTGATCGTGTGTTCTTTATTCCGGGCAATCACGATTTATACTATAGAGATAAACGTGATATCCAATCAGCAGAGTGGGCTAGACATATTCCTAACATTGAGATCATCAATGACTTTTATAAAGAAGGTGATGTGTCTATCGTTCCTTGGCTAGTCGGCGATGATCATAAGAAACTAGGTAAGATTTCAGCCAAGTATATGTTTGGGCATTTGGAATTACCACACTTCTATATGAATGCCATGGTTGCTATGCCAGACACTGGTGAGATCAAAGAAGGCGCATTCAACGGTGTAGAAAAGGTATTCACTGGACACTTCCATAAACGTCAGACACGTGGCAATATTACCTATATGGGTAATTGTTTCCCGCATAATTATGCCGATGCTGGTGATGATGATCGTGGTATGATGATCATTGAATGGGGACAGGAGCCTGTGTTCCGTACTTGGCCAGGACAGCCTAGATATCGTGTTTATAATTTAAGTGATGTACTTAAAACACCAGAAGCATTGCTATTACCAAGCATGCATTGTCGTGTTAATCTAGACATCGACATCAGTTACGAAGAAGCAACATTTATCAAAGAAACATTTGTTGGCACATATCAACTACGTGAATTAACATTATTACCAGTTAAGAATGCTGACATTGGCACAGATATCATGCTGGGCAATATTAAATTTGAAAGTATTGACAGCATTGTTACTAGTCAATTGACTAACATTGCCAGTGAACACTACGATCCAAATTTACTATTAGATATCTATAGGCATCTATAATGCCGTTTTTATTTGTTGACTACGATCAAGGAGCTGGTGGAGAATATTTAAGTTACATTTTAAGTCAATCTCCGCAATGCCAATCTATTGACTATTTTAAAACTAGTACTGGCAGATACAAAGTCAGCGATATATTTGCACAAGAGTTTTTAAAACCTCACCCATGCCCTACTCTAAAGAAAGCACATAATACTCTATACGAAATAGTACCTACCCATCGACAAACTTACTTAGGTGCAAGACTATTAAAAAATGTGAACAGTTTACGTATTAGTAATCCAACAAATGAATTGTGGGACTATATCAAACAACAACAACTTTATAAAGTATTGTTAACAAGAGAGTCAACCATGCCTATGTTTATTGGTTTAGTTAAGATACTAAATCAAACTGCCTCTAATACGAATTTTTTAAATGAAATAGATCATAAAATGGATAATTTGTCCTTATTTTTAATTTCCAAAGGTATAAATCCTAGTAAGGAAAATAGAGATCAGAATATTAAAGAATTGTATACACAAGAAGAAGAGCCAGATTTTAATTATAACTTAGTGATTCCGTATGAAAAACTAATCAATGATCCGCAATGGGTTAAAGATGCTATTCAGACTGTATTTAAAATTGATGTAAATATTGATTTATTACAAGTATATAAGACTGATTTTGAAAATGCACAATATACCCCGTCTTGATTTTATGATTGCCTACAGTTGTAACCTAGCATGTAAAGGTTGCATAAGTCTGAGCGACTTTGATCGTGACGGAGTTGTATCTATAGAAGATATAGCTACATGGTGTGAGGAATGGCATACAATACTGTCTCCAGAAGTTATTACATTATTTGGAGGAGAGCCCACCTTACACCCTAAACTACCAGAAATTTGTAAAATTGTGAGAGACCGCTGGCCTAATGCAACAATACGTTTAATTACTAACGGATATTTATTGGATAATTTTTCCAGCAACATATGGTTTAATTATAGTCCATTTGAAATACAAGTTAGTATACATCGTTTAGATCACGAACATCTTATAAATGCAAAAATAAAAAATATTTTATTGCTATATAAAGACTGGCATGTAACTAAACACACCAACAACCACAAACAATTAGAATGGTCTAGACCCGGATTCAAGATATATAAAAGTAAATTTGGCGAATTTATTGCTCCGTACCAGTTACAAAATGGTAGACCAATTGCCGCCCTGGGCGATCCTTATAGCGCACATGCCATCTGTGGATCTCCGGATACGCCTGTGCTGTATAAAAACAAACTATACAAATGTCCAGCAGTAGCCAATGTCATAGACTATACCAAAGAAAATTGGTTAGGATATCAACCTATGGCTAGCACTGATGATCTGACTACTTTTATAAGTTTAATTAATAAACCCGAATCAGTTTGTGCGCAATGTCCAGATCAAACTAAAGCAATAGTATTTAATCATCAGAATAAGGATACAGTCGTTGTCAGACAAAAAAATCTTAATTAGCGGATGTGGGATTTCGTGGAGCGGCCAAGAGCGCAAAACTTGGGTTAACATCTTTAAGGTAGCAGGATTGGATATCACTGATGTTGGTGGCCCTGCTGTTAGTAATCAGTGGATTTTAAATCGTGCCATCGAATATGTGCTATCTAATACCATAGATATTGTTATAATCCAGCTAACTTCTTTAGGTAAATTAGATGTAGAAATAAATCAATCAAGGTATGATGAGCTTGTGTCTAATGATACTCTAAGAAATTTTACCATCGATGGAATTTGGCCTAGTAGTTGTAGTTTAGAGCATCAATCTAAACAGTTATGGGCGGAATGGTTATATAGTCCTAGATTAGAATTACAGGATATAAAAGTTAAATTAGAATTACTAAAATTTTATTGCCAAACAAAAGATATTACATTGTTAGTTCTGGAGGGATATGGGATATTACCTGAACATACCAATATTATATACAACGACTATATAGCATCTGATGATTACAAATGTCATGATCACACAGATAATAATGCAGTTCCGTGTTTAGAATATCAATTTACATTGGCTAAGAATATTTGCAGTCTTTTATCGTTGGATGTACTCGATAAGATTGAAAAAATTGAACAACAATACCG